TGCGTGAGTCCACCACATTACCACATCACATCACCTTCGGTTCCTTAAGTGCCTTTCGCCTACTTCCGCCAACATCACCTTCGGTTCCTGAGCTCGACAACGACCCCTTCTCTCTCCAAGATCAATCGGGCCACCTGTTAGCTAGCAGACTGGTGCGGCAACTGAGCGGTGGATTCTCGACGGGGCTGTAAGTTTTTCATTCCCCATATAAATGTACCAGCCAGCGCCCTCGACCGCGTTTGTTCCCGGCAAAAAAACTCGCATTCTCCCCGAAAACGTTGGTGACGTGACCCCGGGCCAGACCGTTTCTATTCATGTTCCATCGTACGTTGAGTTTGTGGACCCGAGAGGAACGGAGCTTGTATTTACCGCCGAAATGGTTGGAGGCAGAGGCATGTTCGTTCCTGATCCCGATGCGGCCGGTCACGCGTTTTTTAGGACGCTGACTGTTCGATCCGGTGATGGGTCCTGTCAGTTGGAATTTCTCGATGATTACAACTGCTCGATGGCCGCCCTGCGATTCTACTCCCGCGGCGGTGCCGAGGCAAGGCGGCAGATGTTTGAAGGCGAGCAACCGTCGACATCACGGGCAAACGGCTCTCTGTACTATGGGAAAGACACTGCCAATTACAGCAGCGCGACGGCCTCTGCTTCCGCTGTTCCGGTGACTTCGTCTACACGCTCTCCTAAGATTGCCATTCGATTAGGCTCAGGTTTGCTTTCAGGTAAGCAGATTATTCCGGTTGGTTTGATGAATGGTCTTAAGGCCGATTTGGACGTTGAAGTTGCTGGCCGTGCCCTCAGGCAACTTTCTCTGGCAGGCTCGGAATCGCAGGTCGTGATGAAACCGGCCGCACCAATAGTTGTTGGCACTTCGGCGGTTGCCAAAGGTGCTGATTTTTCGGTCGCGACCTCGTATGCTGCGACAACCGACGGAGCCAAGGCCAACCCGCCCGTGGTCACCGGGGACTTGCTGTACATTAAAGACGCCGATGGTGGTAATGAAGAAGTTTTAGGAGTGGTTAAAAGCATCTTCTATGATACGGACAAGCTCACCTGTGTTGTGTCGTGGCAGGGAGCATCGGATGGCTATGCTCATGTGCGCGCTGTTGATGCTCTCATCTACTGGAAACCCGCTGACAGATCGAGGGCGCTGACGTACAATACTGGCCCGGCGACCACGGCAACACTGCCTGCTGCAAGTTTCAAGCTTTCCGACATTTCCCTGGACTGTCTCGGTGCCGAACCACCGCAAGGTTATGCTGACGGAATGGCAAAAGCCGCACAGACCGAGAAAGGGATCACGTTCGATCTCCAGACCTTTACGGTATACAGACAAAACATAGCAGCCATCCAAGGCACCGCTCATTGCCTCATTCCGGCGATGGAGACGCGCGCCCGGACAGTCATCGTCCAGCCACTTGATGTAGCGACGACGCGGGACATGTCCGCCGCTTCGTTCCGCGGCATTCTGGACGATATTCAGGGGTACCAATTCATTTTCGGGACGAAGCAAAGCCCGTCCGCGGAAGTAGATTTGACTCGACTATCAATGTCTCCTGCAAAGAGCAGCCCCATTCACTTGACTGAGAACGAGAAAGCATTGGTCTCGATTGGGCAGCCTGTGACATCGTTCTGCCAAAGCCAACAGCAACTGCTCATCAGCCGCGCGTTTGCGAAGTACGGCAACGTATCGGACTTGACAACCGAAGCTCTGTCGCTCCGCGCAAGATACGGTAGTGCAGCGTCAAAGGCAAAGATTTTCAACTGTATGGTGTGGCATCTCAGAGCGGTGAACATCAGTCGATCCGGCGTTTCGGCAATGATCTAACAAAATCTTCGACTGTGTAAACAACAATGCGCGCATCTTCCGGACCTATGATTGCTGCCGTTGAGAAAGTCGAGCTTTCACCGCAGAACCGACCAGCAAATGGAACGTACTCAACTTCTCAGGGAACCCCAATCATTTCTCTCGAAATGGCAGCGCAGAACAAGCTTCTAAGATGCTCGTCACTTCGACTGAACGGTCTGCTATCGATTGCCGGCGGCTCGGCCTGCGATGGCACCAACGCAAAGGGAGTCCAACTAGACCAGCGCGTCGGAGTCCATGGCCTCTTTCAAAATATCACAGTCTCAAATTCAGCCGGCCAAATACTTGAAAGCGTCCGAGCGTACAACACTCTCTGCGCCAGTACGTTCGCCGCGACGCATTCTCCCGACGACTATGTGAGCCAGTCTGTCTCAAATATCGCCACCGGCCTGCAGGGCTCCAGCGCCATGAGTGTACGCCAATCAAACCTTGCATTTTCGATCCCGCTAAACTGCGCCATTTTTAGGGGCTCCTCGGCGATCCCGCTTGCTCAAGTTGGCGGCCTAAAGATCACGATTGATCTTGCTCAGCCTAGCCAGGGTTTGTACAGCACCGACGCAACAGTGTCCGCCGCCGCCGCATACACGATATCGGGCGTTTCGCTCAGCGCGGATTTGATTACGCTCGCTACCAAGGGCCCGCAAAGCAACGAATCGCTGAGCTCGGGTCAGTTTTCATACAACCAATTCTCGTCTCTGTACTCTGTGCTGAACAGCGCCGACGCGACGTTGACGTTCAATTTACCGATGAAATCCGTGCTGTCTGTATCACACGCTTTCTCAAAAGCCAGTGACCAGTACAATATCGGGGCATTTTCGCTGGCGACGCCCGCTTTACAAAATGATAGCAGTGCCGCTGTGTTGAACCAAGTGGACTTTGCTAGGGCTGGTCAGAAGCTCATCTACGACTACCCGTTGCGCTCGAGTGCTCAAGCAGCGGAGAACTTGCCTGAAACTGAGGCTCTGATGGCAAACATTAACTGCTTCCAACCGTTTTGCGACGCCACGCATCTGTCGGTCAATCCAGTCGGCTGTGGTTTCGGGCAAGACTTTGCTGCAAGCGGCGACATCGACGAAAGTGGCACCGCGCAGGTCAAGGTGTCGGATGCCGGGCGGCGTGCCTTTGGTCTCGGTGTAAACTGTGATCCAATCTCGGAAACTGGCCTAAGCTTTGCCGGAGCTCCGTACGCTGTGCGAATTCAGAGCACACTCGATCAAACCGCGGCCAACAGTGTTCACACCCACGTGCTTTCGAGGGCAACTTTGAGTTACTCGCCGGCAGGAGTTGTCGTCGCTACTTGAAGATTTTCTCACCTCCAGTAAAGCACTATGGCGTCCTTGCCCGAAGTCTTGCGAGTTCAACCTCTCCAAAGCGTTGAGCAGATGGAAGTTCGGTCCACGACATTACGCCCAATCACTTGCGACCAAAAACATGCTGTCTGGGCTTTGGAGCGTGAAGGAATTTTAGATCAGGGCTCGCAACTCGTGCTGGCAGTCACTGTGCCTTCAAATGGCGACTTCTTCTTCCCAATTCAGACTGGTGTGAGATCCATGATCAAGAACGCAAGAATAGATGTCGGGGGTGTGACACTGACGTCTACGTCCGACTTTGCGCACATCTCGACTGCCCGCCGGTTGTTCCAGATGACGCCACAAGATCGTGCCTTGAAAGATTCGATTGCGACTGGCTGTTCTGGAGACCGCTTTGCGGAAAACAATACGGATCATTTGCTTGGGCTTAGGGATATGGTGTACTCTGATGGGTCAACGAGCGCCGTCCCGGCAGCATTGAAACCGACCACCTCGGATACAACTACGCCATTATTCACGTTGAAATTGTCGGATCTGTTCCCCGCACTCCGAAACAGGCAGTTGCCGTTGGCGTACCTTCCCCAGGCTTATTTAAGGCTTGAGTGGAATCAGCAACCAAATACCACTACGGCGCTCGGAACAATCTGTTGTGGTGTCGACGGCACAACGAAAGGCGCAGTGGACATATCGACCGTCAACATCTCGTTCCAGAGTGATATTCTGTTTTACAGTTCAAAGGTGATGGCTGAAGTGGCGCGTCAAGTGGCCTCAGAGAACGGGTTGCAATCCGTCATTGAGGATGAAATTCTAACCCTTTGTGCGGTCCCAGCCGTCGCCGACCCAACGGCTGGCACGCATGCCCCCAATCCGATCACAAAGGATCTAGCGTTATCAGGAAGAACGGTAAGATCGATTGTTGTCTGTGACAACCAAAGCAGCCACCCGCTGTTGGGGCCATACTCAAGCCAAGCCAACCGGGTCGGCGAGACTTTGAACATTGTCGTGAATGATAGTCACCTGTATTCAAAGCCGTTGGATTCTCCGTCAAAAATCGCGCGTGAAGCGGGATTCGCAATGGGTCACCCGCCACAGATGCCAAACGCTCTTTACAGTATGGACACGGCAAGCCCCAAGTCCGGTGCTGCTATAGTATCAAACTTTAGTGCAGCGACTGTGGAGGGGTTGGCGACGGCTTTGGATGGCCAACAGCATATCGCCGGCTTCGATCTCACAAAAGATCCTGTCAACCATATGTACGCAGGTACGACGTTTGGAAGCAAACCAGCAAGGTTCGAAAAGACGTACAACGTCAGTAATGGTGAACATTTGGCTCGGACGTGTCGCGTGTATGCAAACGTGGAGCGGCTATTCACAATCAAGGGGGGCGTCGTCGAGATGTCGCAGTGAGATTTTCCTACCGCCTGTAAAGGATGCAGGCAGTCCCAAAGGTAACCTACGTGGAATGTAGCGAGCGTGCGAAAACCGAAGGGACTAATTCGCGCTGGTCGACAACCTTGAGCAAACCACTACGTTTGAGCCCTGGTGATGTTATCTCGTTGGACCAAGCCGCTTTGTGCAGCGAGGGGGCGGATGGGGACACATCGGAACTGACGGGGCAGGCAAACGGCTCGGGGTTTGTTGATAACGCTGTCGAGATGGAGTTTGCGTTCTATGCGAATCATACAGGCAGAAATTCACAGCGGTTACCGCTTAAAAACGCCAAGACGCACGTTGGCCCAGCAGACGTGGCCGGCGGGCCTTTGCGGTGTCGACGTCTAGGCCTCCCCGATATATCAGCGACAGCAGCCGATAACGAGCCAGTTATGCCGACCAAGCAACTGACGTTTAGGTTGAAGCTTACAAAACCGGGTGAGCAATTCACGGCCGGCACTGTTTACTCGCTGGTTCCGAAGACATCTGGGGCTAGTGGAAGCGGAATGCAGATAAGAATTCTGACCGTTAGCGAAAGCAACAGCGGCATTCAGACGTATGAAATGGCATCTCTTGGCAGCGGCTACGCCGTCGGTGCACTGAAGATCGAAAATGACGAATCGGATACCGAGTTCAGCCTCTTAAGCTACCCAAGCGATAACTTCAGCACCAAGCTACTAGATCCTCCAGATGGCCTGCGCTACTTTGCTTTACAACCCGGTTACAGCGGCCCGGGTCTTCTCTCATCGGACACAGGGGCCCCTGCTGGAGGTATCCCCGGCTTTGCGTTGCGGACGGCATCAACTAAGATAACCGTCCCTGCCGGAATTTACCTTCCCGACACAATCGGCAGCGTCATGACAAACACCCTTCAGAAACCACACCAGGTCACACGGCAATCTCCCGGCACATTCGTCAGCCTTGATGGTTACACATTTGGCAATTCGGCAACTCCCCCGTTGCTAATAGAGTCTCCCACGTCAAAGCTAGCGAGCGCCAACTTTGGCGGGCACTGCACACGAGATGGGTCGACCAGCCTTGTTTCCGAGCACAAGCGGTACTGGGAGAGTGTGTGCGTCCAGGAGCCCGATTTGTGGCAACTCAGCGTGCTCCGAAATCTGGTTTACCATTCCCCCGGTCACGCAAGCAATGAAATTAGCAGCGGTCCAAACCCTGTAAACAACGCCGGGGATTTTGCTCAGCAGACGTTGGGCCAATGGGGTCTTGTGCCGAGATTGTTAACTCATTTCGAGCGTTCGACGGACGATGCAAATCCCGTCGTGATTTTGAAGCAAGGGGGTCTGTTGTTAACGTCAATACTTTTTACACCCGAGTCACTCCAAAAAATCGCGTTGGCCATGCATCAATGCGAAACACTGCAGCCTAGCGGCAAGATGGCGTGCCCTCTTGACGTAAGCCTAATATTCGACGAGAATTCCAATGGCCCGCTAGGCCATTCGTACACCGCAAGAGAACGCTTCATTTCCTTGGCGGAAGCAAAGTTGACGCCTGGAGGCATTACAGCAAGTTGTCTAGTCGGTGAGGGCACAAGGTCTCTAAATCCGGACGGCACGTTGGGGCTCAATGGCACAATGCCGACTCTCTGGTGCCGCTCGCGTTTCGACGAAGAGACGTGTGTCTTTGCACCTGGCAAGGCTACGTTTCAAGAGCTTCTGGCGAACAACTCCACTTTGAGCGACCCTGAACTGTTCCCGATGACACAGGGGGCTAATGTGCATTTTTCCCCGAGCAACCTGCAGAGTTACATTGCAATGGCAAGAAACGTAGACCTGGCTTGCGTCCCGATTTTTCCGGACCCTGGGTTAGGGTATGGAGACAGTGGCCCTTTCATCGCTTTTGTTAGCGACCGACAACTTGGCGTCGGGCATTGGCAATGTGATTTCTCGTTTACCAATGGGGGCGTGTTTTTTGGGTTCGATCCCTCTCCCTTTAGACACAAACAAGTCTTCCTAGCGAATCTGTGCCTTGCACAGGGCCGAACAACGCCCGCGGCCATTGCTTCTGGTGTGATTCCTGGAGCGAGTGCCAACGATTACCAGACACTTGTCTTGTTGGGCACACCGAATCCGCAGATTTCATTCGATACGTCGAGCGCTAGAATGTCGATTTCGAACCTACATAGCGCGTACACAGAAGGGAATGGGAATCCAATGATGAACTCCGACAGTTCATCGGTCAGCCAGCCGTCGTCAGCCCCTGAGCAGGCAACGTTCACGTCTCACGGCAGAGGCTTCATTGGCCCCGGGCAAGCAGGGACCGCTCTGATGGATCCTTTTAGTGGCCTCACCATGCAGGGAATGATTATCGACG